ATGCCATGCCCGCGCCATAGTATTTCAATGAAGCAAAACCCGCGCCTTGAGTGGAATTGCCACCATCGGTAACACGTTGGATTGATTGCATTGATTGCAAATAGAGACGGTAGTAATTGCTATCAGCAACGATCAAGTCGGGCTTGTCCGTGCCACGAATCAACTGAACGGCCAAAGAATCCATATAAGATTGGATGTTTGAGGCTGAAACAGCAGAGCCGCCATCGGTCACGCCAGAATACTTGCTTGAACGCCAGAAGCTGTAGTTCGCACGGTTAATGCCACCGTAAGTACCTGTTGAGGGTGCGTCAGGAACTGCTGCGCCCAAACCTGTGATGTTTTTACCGCTATTGCCCGTGCCATCCGTGTAGATGTCAGCGCCAATGCGGTTAGCCAATTGTGCCTCGGCAACCATCATGCGGCCATCAAGCAGGTCAATAATTGCTTCTTTGCCCGAGTTCTGGATCATTTCTAAGCCAGAGATGGACACAGCAGCAGCGTATTGAGTAATGCTGAATTGAGCAGAACTGATAGGGCTGTTTTGTGACACGTTCAGCACTTCGTAACCAGAATAAGAATTCGTGTTATTTGTTGTGCTATCGGTGTACATAATCTCTTGCAAGATCACGTTACCGCCTGAAAATGTTTTCACATTTCCACGGTCTTTGAGTCTGCGCAAAAGGGCGTTGTTGTTTGTGACGTTATCAGCTAACTCACCAGTACGGCTTTGAATGTTGGTCGCAATGATGTCGCTGATACTGGAATTGGCAAATGCCATAATAATTCTCCTATATCAATTAAAGTCGTGCAGTTATTTGGTCAAATTGCTCTGCCAATAAACTGCGCCTGTCTTGAGCATTGTTTTTGGTAGCCATTCCTGGTGTGGAACTCTTTACCGAAACCGCATTAGCCCTTGCAGATTTCGCTGCTCGGTCTGCCGCTACTCGTTTTGCGTTTTCCAATTCGGCCTGTTTGCTGACTTGTACGCTGTCAAATAACTCAGGGTCGAGGCGCACAGCTTTTTCATATGCGTCCTCTAACGTCTGCGCCACGCCACTCTGTAGGAGTTGGATCATGGTCGGACGCGCTTCCTCAAAATGTTCTACTTTCGAGCTAAATTTTTCAATTTCGCCTAAAAGCTGCTGATTTTGAGCTTGCTCTTGTTGCTGTTTCCAGCCATTCACCTCGCCACGAACATTATTTAGTTCATTTTGAAGTGCATAAATCGTTGGGTCAACCCCCTGTTGGAAATTGACTTCATTTAAGTTTACTCCATATTGTTGCGCTAATCTACTAAATAATTGCAATTTGTCTTGCCCATTACTAGTCCGCAACATATGGTCAGCCTCTAACAAGGCTTTGACCGCTTTGGGGGTGTCTAAACCCATCCCTTGAATCGTTGGCAAATACGGGTTTACCACCTCGTTAATCTGATCCGCAAATTGCGCCTTAGAGATTAAAGGCTCAACGCCCTTGCGCATTTGTTCCTCACGTTGCCAAGCATACTCTTGCATCCTTGGGTCAGCGGTTTGCCAAACTTCGTGATAATCCTTCTTCCAACTAGCGGGGGCACGCTTCCAAACGGGTTCTTCTGCGGGTTCTTCCGAGGAATTACCACTAGTAGATGCAAACTTGCCCGAGTCCTCACGTTGGTATTTGGCGGGTTCGGCTTGAGCTACCTCATCAAACTGCTGTGAAAGTAGCTCACGCCTGTTGTCGGGCGCTTCTGTTGGCACAATGGGTTCTGTAGTATCCAAAGTTATCTCCTGTGATATTTCATCTGATTGGCTTGCTCACGCAATGAATTCATTATCTTGTTGGCCTCGTTGTGGGTCATGTTGCCCAACTGTTGAGCCAATACCTCACGCCTTTTCTCGCTAGAGGGTGCGGTGAGTTTTGTTTCCATTGATTCATTGCCCACCTCAATACATCCATTTGCTTTCAGATGTTCACGGTGTCGGCTGCGGCTCTGTATCATAGAGCCATCAATCATTGATTGGTAAGGAGTAATGTCACCCATAATCATGGGCGCTTGAACATCGTCATTGGCTTTGTGTTTCTCAACCAATTCGCCATTACGCATAACGTAAGTTGTTCTCATAGTAGCAAAATTTCCTCGTCATCTGATTCGATGTGGTCGTCCCAAATTAACTGCATTTTGTCCAAATTTGACACCATTTTATCAATGTCTGTCAATGTGACATTTTGCTTGGTTTTAATTGTAGCAAATGTTTCCGCATAAGGCGCAACTATTTCTTCGGGTATTTTGCCCTCAACAATGCGCTCGTATGCCGCAAGAATCTCATCCCTGCGCTTTTTGTTCTTCTCTTGTTCACGTTTTAGTTGCTTTTTGAGCTTATCGGGGCCAGGGTCATGGGTGTCATCAAGAAAGATTAGGGGGTTGTCCCATAAGGCAACGTCCCATTCACCTGTTCCCCACAAGCCCTGTGCCATTACGCAAACCGCAAAAGTTTAGTGGTTTCAATCATTTAACAACCTCCATGCCAATGGCTTTGCCATCAGGCCCACGAATAATCCTCTTGGGCGCTGAGATCATCTCGGCCACGGATTTCATCACTTCCTTGTTGTCATTCTGATTTTTCATCATCTCTTGCATTGTTCCAACGGTATTGTTGTGGCTTTGCATGATCTGTTGATTTGAGTTGTTCACCGTGTTCATCATTGCCTCAATCATGCTGCGCATATCTTGATTCATTAGTGATTGAACTTGTTGTTGTGCGGTGATGTCATCGGGGTGCATAGAAGCTGAATGGTTGATCTGCGCCACACGAATCTTAGTGCTTGCGTCCAATTCGGCTTTAAAACGCTCCATTTGTTGCTCGCGTTCAAGTTTTGCACTCTCAAGTTGAGCCGTGAATTGCTGTTTCTGCGCTTCGGCTTGCATCTCGGCTTGCATCTTCATTTGCTCCATTTGCATCTCGGCCTGTATCTTGGCTTGATGTAATTGGCCATCAAATTGTGCTTTAGCTTGCGTAGCTTGCATATCCGCTTGAACTCGCATTTGCTCCGATTGTTGTTGTGCTTGCAACTTAATCATCTCGGGGTCAGGCTTGGGTTGTTGCGGTTGTGCCATCTTTTCCTTGATTTGGTCAAGCGCTTGATCAATAACACCCTCAAGTTGTTGTGATGACTTGAACGCACTAACGCCAAACTTCATAACTTCCATCAATACGGGTGTCATCTCGGGGCTTGCTTGCGCAACGGGCATGGCTTGTTGTAAGAATCCCGCAAACGCACCAATAAACTCGGTACGCTCACGCTTCATGGCCGCTTCATCCAATTGCACCAAGCTATCCGCTGCCACCTCAATCCTGAAGTTTCGCAATGGTTTGTCTTTAATTAACGCCAAAGCCTGTGGAATCATCTGTTGATCCACGGGTTGCATTTGGCTTGCGCCCGCATACATAACGATTGTTTGCGGTTGAAACTTAGTGCAAATGATCTGCGCCTTGAGTCTAATCAAGTCCGAGGCAAACAAAGCCACTTCCTCTTGCATAGAACGCAATCTAAGGCTTGCAAATTGTCCCTTGATCTGTTGGGCAGTAGCGGTTTCGCTTGCTTGTGATGCGCCCCTCAAGATGTCCGACAAACCCGTGATTTCATAGATTTGTTGCTTGATCTCTTGTCTTGCTCGGTAACATTGAAGCAAAGCATTGGCTAAAGTGTCCAAAGGCAATAGGTCAATTGAACCCTTTAAACCGCCTTTTTCACTAAATGCCATCCACTTATCAACAGGAATCAAGGTGTTGTTGTCACCCTCGGTCAACAATCGTTGCAATGCGGGTGTGCTTGCATCGTAAACACCACGAACACGCAAAGATTTGACCAAACCATCAATGCGGTCACTCAAGATGTCCAACTCATTGGCTTGGTCTTGATAGAGAACGAAATCAGGCACAGGAACAAGGCTATCGCTTGTCATCGTTGAATACAACGGCTTGCAACATGGGAAAAACTGCTCTAACTCTAGAGGGTCATCCCGTACATCAATAAACTTGTTGCCTTGCTTGCTAAACCAATAAACTTTGGCGGTTTCTTTGTCCCACAATTCGCAAATCTTTGCCCGTGTGTACTCTTTTTGGCTGCTTGCGTAGTTCGACAATGGGTCAGGGCCACTATCCAATGGAATGTTGCGTGCCGCTTCCTCACCAAAACGCTCAACTAATGCGTCTTTGGTCATGTAAACCCAACGCCATACTTGGGTCACTTCCTCCCATGTACGGGCAACGCTGTGGCCAAAGTCTGCCCAATGGACATAATCCGTAGGTGCGCACTCGTACTCAATCTGCTCCATCGGCTCGACTTGGCCAGCGGTGTAATCCTTGGTTTCTGCCTCATCCGCATCCTCGGTGACTTGCAAGCCATCATCGGGGGTTTCGGGCATACCAGGCACTTGGACAACGTGCGGTTCATAACGCACCCATGCCACGCCACGGCCACCCAAGAACCGATCTTCCACGGCATAACGCATTGTGCTTCTAAAGTCGGTGTAATGCTCGATCTCAAAGTCCAATGCACGCTCAACCAATATTGACGCAACGCGCCCGATTGGGTCATTGTCACCAAACCTACGGCTAACATCGGCCTTTGGCATCTTGCTGTAAACAGCGGGGATTAGGGTTTGTACGTTTGACCACAGAATATTGAACTTGGCGGTGTCATTGCCGCTTGCGCTACGGGTGTCATCCCTGTAACGCCTAATGATCTTCTTAGTGCGTGCTTCCCACTTCTTGAACTCGTTGTCATAAGTGGCTATGAGGGTGTTGTACTTGTCAACTTCCGTTGGGACTAATTCAGCCATTTTTGTTTCTTTCAGAAATTGCTTTTGCCTTGGCTCGGGCATCTTCTTTGGATGATGCACCCCATGCTTTCAAAGCAAGTGCCAACCGTGTGGGTTCGCCATTCTTCTCCATCGGGCCATCAGTAGCGCCCATTCGTGCAAGAAAAGATGCACGCCTTGGGTTGTCTCCTGACTTAACGGGAGGCTTGAGCTTCCCGCCTGTTTCCGCTGCATAACTCGCCCGCCCTTTAGCGTTCAACCCGCCTTCGGGGTTCTTACCTTCTTTGCGAGTCCATGCGGCTGTCATTTGTTCTCAGGCTTTGCAGTCTTAGCAGCTTGTTTAAAATCTTTGTCGGTAGGGGCGTCTTTACTGCCCACTTTGTTCATCTTTTCGCCTGAACCCGCCTTGATCCGTTCTTGTTTGGCCAAAATATTGGCATAAAGTCCAGCTTTAGACATGATTTAAGCCGAGAAAATGCCAACGCCCAACACTTCAACGCCCGCGCCTGTCGTGATTTTCCATGCGCCATTTTTTGATCTGGTGTTGAACTCGATGTTATAAACGCCAATGCCATCGCCAGGCGAGTTAGGCAACACCACATGGCTCGTACTGCCATCAAGGACGGTAACAGCGCCTGTTGCGGCAGTTGATACGGTGCAAACTATGCGGTGAAGATAGTCACCAATTGCGCCTGTGCCACCCAATACTTGCGCAGTTTGACTTGCGGCAACGTGTTCATATTGGTAGCGGTAAGGGTCTGTTGTTCCACTCATATTCGATTGCTCCTTGCGGTTTGTTTGTGGATTGCCCACATATCGTTCATTGTGACTTCGTTTTCAGGGCCAACAATCAACACTTTACTCGGGTCAGGCGGTTTATCTTTGGGTTCTTCCCGCCAACTAATTGCTAACATCCTCATAGCGTCAGCGGGGTGACTTGTCCAATCGTGCTTGGGCGTTTGCCTAAAAGCCTTCTTGTCTTCATCATACTCACGCTGATCGGCATCAAACCAACATCTTGGCAATGCCATGCGCACCGCTTGGATGCCATCTTGAACCGTCAAACTAGGCACAATCGCCAAGTTGTTAATGCCCAAGTGCGCTGCCATTTGTTCAATTACCGACTTACCACCGCTTGCCAAAGTCCTTGCCCTTGCATCATGCGGTAGGTAGTGCTTTCCGTAATTGTATGGTTTTTCTTTGATTTTTGTAACAAATTCTTCGATTGTTCCACCAGAAAGGGCAAAAAAATCAACAATATGGATTTCACCCGCAACGACTTGATACCACCAAATTGCCGTGTCATCGGTGTGCCCCAAGTCCCAAGCCGTGTGCGTCTTGACCTCAATTTGGTTCTCAACCTTGGTAATGCGCCCATCTTCGCTCACCTTGCGCATCTCCGTGCCCCATATCGCACCAATGATGGCCGCCTCAAAGCTGCACTCATACTCTTGCAAATACTGATCTTCCGCTAGTTGTGCCTGTGCCGCCTGTAACTCGGATTCGGGCAATAGCTTTGACTTGCTTGCGGGTAGGGATAGGGAAAACCACTCATTCGGTAGTTTCTTGCTTGTTTCGTAGATGTTCCAAAACTGATTCTTACCCTTGGGCGTGCCCCCAAAAACGCACCATCCCTGTTTGTCGGATAAAGCTGGCCTCACTACGTTACCCCAAACGCTAGGTTTAAAGTCCCCATATTCATCTAAATATAGGCCATCAAAGCCCAATCCACGCATGGCATCGGCATTGTCCGCACCAAATAGCCTGATCTTTGCACCGTTTAGAAGTTCAATGATTAAGTCGGCCTCATTGCTTTGCTTGGTAATGGGACGGGAAAAGTATTTAAGGTAGTCCCATGCCACGCTCTTGGCCTGGCTTCGGTACGGGGCAACATACCCAAACAAGGGCATGGGGCTTTTGCAAGTGATCGCAGCCCTGATAAGGTCATTGATGGCCGCTACGGTCTTACCCGCCCTTCGGTGAGCTACTAGACAAGCCCACCTTTCGGTTCTAGCGTGAAACTCCCTAAATTGCTTTCTAGGGCTATATGGGATTTCTATGATTCCGCTTGCCATTTAATGACCATTTCTTGTGGGCCACCATCCGCGCCTGTTACCTCCGAGCGTGCCAACTTGGGCACATGGTACTCAACAACGCTTTGAAACAACTCAAACGCCTTGGCGGGGTTTGGCTTTATGTCGTTAGTTGGATCACCCTCGGCCACGGCATCAAGCCATTCTGCGAGCCTGTGAGCGTTTCCATCCACAAATGAGGCTATGGCCTGTCTTGCCTCTTGCGTGACCTTGTTGGGCACTCCTGATGGCCTCCCGTTGGGGTTATTCGTCCAACCCTTGCGGCTTTGTTTTATTTTGTTGTTTTCAGTCATTGCTTTGCACCTTGTTGGGTGAGGGCGTTGATTTGGTCTTTGATTATGTGTGCGAGAAAACAGGAAAATTACACACTCGACATCCTCAATTGCCTGTTTAACCGCCCTCTTAATCTAGGAACTTTAGTTTGTATAGGGTTGAATCGATGTTCTCTTGAATGTTATCCACAAGTTGATTAAGTT